GAGGGCGTGCTCTCGGCAGGCCAAGGCGCCCAGGACGACGTGCTGGTCACCGTCATGGTCTGGCGTTTCGACGCCAGCGACTTCGACGGCGGCCTGCAGACTCGCCCGAGTACGTCCTGCGCCACCAGCTCGGTGATGCCGGATCGCTTCAACCGCACCACCGGCTGCCTGGTAGCCGAGGAAGTCGCCACGGCGGCGCTCAACGCCCAGAAGGCCGGCAAACCGTTCCCGCTGGTAACCCTCAACCGCACCGCCGAGCTCACCGCCGACCAGGACATGCCCGACGAGGCCCGCGCCAAGCTGGTTCTCGCCCAAGGCCGCGCCCAGTTGGCCCAGCTCAACTACGACGCCGAAGCGCTCACCCCGGGACGAACGGGGCCTGGCTGCAGTTCGGCATCGACCTGCTCAAACGCGCCATCGAGCTGCACAACAGCTGCGGTGGCAAGAAGGATCTGGAGCGCGCCGAGCGCCTCCTCAAGAAACACGCGGAAAGCGCGCCTACCGATACCGGTACCGGCGAGCCCCCGGCAGACGATCAGCCCCAGCCCGACCAGGCCAAGGGCGCCGAAGCCGACCAGGGCGCTCCGGATGCCAGCACCGGCACCGGCGAGCCCTCCGCTAACTGAGCGTCCCCACGCACCCGGCGGCTCGGGGCTGATCGACAGGTTTTCTCCTTGGCCTAGTCGTGAAGCCCCGACCACCGCCGACCCATTCGAGCACCAAGCCATGCAGCGATTCGCCGATCAGTTTATGTGCGAGTTCAAGCCCGCCCCGGCAGAGGTAACTGCTGCCGCCGAGCGCTATGTGGCTGAGTCTGAGGCCTACGACAGAACCGTGTGCACTGGCCCGATCATCAGAGGCGAGATCATGCCCGCAACACCACGTGAGCGTGCCTTGATCTGCCGCGCCGCTGCCCATTTGTTCAAGCGCCTCGTTGCTGAGAACGCGGGACTCTTCTCCAGCGATGAGCTGCAGCAAGAAATCCACCGGATCGAGCGCGCCAAACCATGAGCGGATTTATCGCCACCGGCACCACCACCGCAGAACACATGATCGAGAACGACGCCTTCTGGCCGGCGATCGATTGCCTCGACCTGCGCGCCGCCATGCGCCTGGACGCCAGCGTCACCCCCGAGCGCATCGAGGTGGCCGCGATCAACGCCATGATCGAGGCCAACCGCGAACTCGACCTATACCGCCGCGCCCGTACTGAAGAGGGCCACCTCACCCTGTCCGACGTGCCGGCACCGCAGATCAATGGCGAAAGCCAGCTGCTGCACCTCTACCGCCGCACCATCTACTGCCGCGCCACCGCCGAACTGGTCGAGCGCTACCGCAGCTTCGACGCCACCAACAGCGGCGAGCAGAAGGCCACCGAGGACAGCACCAACATCGACGAGCTGCGACGCGACGCGCGCCACGCCCTGCGCAGCATCCTCGGCATCAGCCACACCACGGTGGAGCTGCTCTGATGACCACCGTGATCGCCAACCAGGGCGACACCGTCGACGCCATCTGCTGGCGGTACTACGGCCGCACCGCCGGAGTCACCGAGGCAGTCCTCGAAGCCAATCCCGGGCTGGCCGATCTCGGCCCCGTAATCCCCCACGGCACCGCCGTCACCCTGCCGGATGCCGCCCCGCAAGCCGAACAACGCCAAGTGGTGAACCTATGGGACTGATCTACCTCGCCCTCTACAAGGGTCGCGGCACGCTGTTCAACCGCCTGGTCCGCCTCTGGACGCGCTCCAAGTACAGCCACTGCGAACTGGTCCTGGCCGATGGGCGCTGGCTGTCCGCCTCGGCCATGGACGGCGGCGTGCGTGCCAAGCACATCGAGCGGAACCTCGAACACTGGGACCTCATCCCGCTGCCCTGGGCGGACTATCGCCAGATCGCCCGAGTGTTCCGCGCCAACGCCGGGCAGGGCTACGACTTCTTCGGCCTGTTCGGCAGCCAGCTGCTGCCGGTCGGCCTGCATAGCCGGCGTCGCTGGTTCTGCAGCGAGTTCTGCGCCGCCGCGCTCGGCTTCCCCATGCCCCAGCGCTACAGCCCGGCTCAGCTGGGCGAAGTGGTCCAGCACATCAACACCCTCACGCCCAGCGGACAGTGGAATGAAACGCATGCATGACCGTCCCGAAATGGCCTGGTTCGCCACATGGCTCCAGGAGAATTACCCGATCCTGTATGCGGCAGGCCTGTCCGCTGCCATCGCCGGCTCGCGGCTGATGCTCGGCGGCGGATCGCTGCGCCGCATCGCCATCGAGTCAGTCGTCTGCGGCTTGATCACCCTGGCTGCCAGCAATGGTCTGGCGCTGTTCGGCATCCCGCTGGATGCGGCCCCGTTCTTCGGCGGCATCATCGGCCTGGTCGGCGCCGAAGGCGTCCGGGCCGGCGCCAAGCGCCTGTTCGAGCGCAAGGTGGAAGGCGTATGAGCGAGCTGCTGATCATCGGCTCGCGCGGCCTCGCCGTGCGCAACCTGCAAGCCGCACTCACGCTGGCCGGCTTCGCTGTGGCCGTGGACGGCGACTTCGGTGAGCAGACCGAGCGCGCCGTTGTTGCCTTTCAGCGCCGCGCCGGTCTGGTGGACGATGGCGTCGCCGGCCCGAAGACACTGGCGGCGCTTCACGGTTACGACACCTCGCGCTACCTCAAGCGGCAGGACCTCCAGCAGGCCGCCGACCGCCTCGGCGTGCCGCTGGCCAGCGTCATGGCCGTCAACCAGGTGGAAAGCCGCGGCGAGGGCTTTGCCTCCAATGGCCGTCCGGTGATCCTGTTCGAGCGCCATGTCATGCGCCGCCAGCTGTTGGCGCACGGTGTAGATGAGTTCACCGTCGGCGCCCTGTCCGCAGCTCGCCCTGGCCTGGTCAGCGTTCAGCCCGGCGGCTACATCGGCGGTACCGCGGAGCATCAGCGTCTCGCCCAGGCGCAGCAGATCCACGCGGCCGCCGCGCTCGAGTCCGCCAGCTGGGGTCTGTTCCAGATCATGGGCTACCACTGGCAGCGCCTCGGCTACCACGACGCCCAGCACTTCGCCGACACCATGGCCTTGAGCGAGGCCGCCCAGCTCGACGCCTTCGTCACCTTCATCGAAACCGACCCCGCGCTGCACAAGGCACTCAAGGGTAAGAAGTGGGCCGAGTTCGCCCGCCGCTACAACGGCCCGAACTACGCCCGCAACTTCTATGACGTGAAGCTCGCCCGGGCCTATGTGCAGTTCGCCGGCGAGCAGGAGCGCGCGGCATGACCACCGCCCGCCAGCTCCTCTACGGCCTCGCCCTGGTCGCCGCGCTTTGCCTGCTGGTCTGGATTCAGCAACAGCGCATTGACACCGCCCAGGCGCAGGCCGATCTCGCCAGCGAGCGCCTGCAAACCGCCCAACAGCGCAACGCCCGCCAGGCCACCACCATCACCCGCCTCACCAGCGAGGTCGCCGCCCAGCGCCTCGACCAGCAGGCCCTGCAACTGACCATTGCCGACCTACGCCAGGCCCACGCCACCGACCAGCTCAAAAAGAAGGAACGCCGCCGTGAAGACCCCATCCATGCGACTTGGGCTGCTCAGCCTCTGCCTGCTGCTGCTCGCCGCCTGCACCAACGTCCCGCCATCACCGGAGCCGCAGGTTACCGTCAGTGGCTGTCCAGTCGTGACGCGCTGCACGCTGGACCCGGCAGCGCCAAGCAGTAACGGCGAACTCAGCGACGACGGCGACAACCTCATGGCCTCCTGGGGCGAGTGCGCCGCGAAGGTGGACCTCATCGTCGACCACAACGAACGAGGCGCCCAGCCATGACAAGCCCAGCGCCTTGCGCGCGCATCTGCTCGCCGCCGTGCCCGAGCTGCACAAGAACCCCGACCGCCTGCTGGTGTTCATCGACAACGGCACCATCCGCAGCACCGCGGCGCCGGGGCTTTCGTTCGAGTACAGCTACACGCTCAACATCATCCTCACCGACTACGCCGGCCACCCGGACGCCGTGGCAATCCCCTTGCTGGCCTGGCTGCTGGTCAACCAGCCCGAGCTGCTCACCAACCTGGAGAAGGGCAAGACTGCCATCGCCTTCGAGGCGGACGTCCTGGACAACAGCAAGGTCGACCTGTCGCTCAAGCTGCCGCTCACCGAGCGGGTGATCGTCAAGAAGCAAGACGACGGCAGCCTGCAGGTCTGCCACCCCAACGAGCCCGAGCTGTTCGAGGAGACCTTCACCCTCGACGGCCTGCGCCTGGAGACCCCCAGCGGTGAAGTGATCGCCCAATGGGGCGCGCCCACGCCATGACCGACAACCTGCACGCCCTGGAAGATTGGGCCGGCGTTCTGCTGGCCCGGCTGGAGCCCGGTGCCCGTCGCCAGCTCAACCAGCAGATCGGCCGCGAGCTGCGCCGCAGCCAGCAGCAGCGCGTGGCCAGCCAGCGCAACCCGGACGGCACCCCGTACGCTCCGCGGAAGCCCCGCAAGCTGCGCGGCAAGGTCGGACGCATCAAACGCCAGATGTTCACCAAGCTGCGCCAGGCCGCGCACCTCAAGCTGCGCAGCACCCCGGACGCCATCGCCATCAGCTTCATGGGGCGCGTGGCCCGCATCGCCCGCGTCCACCAGTACGGCCTGCGCGACCGTCCCGATCGCGGCCAGGCCGAGGTGCAATACGAGCGCCGCGAGCTGCTCGGCTTCACCGATGCCGACCTGGAATTGATCCGCGACCAGCTCCTGGAACACCTCACCCGCTGACCTCACCCTGTAGCACCCCGCGCTACAGGCTCAGCACCGTGCGCCCCGCGCGCGCGAGCTGCAGCATCAGCGGCATGAACATTGCCGACCTCGCCCGCCTGCTCGAAAACATCGTCCGCTTCGGTACCATCGAAGCGGTCCAGATGCAGCCGCCTCGCGTCCAGGTGAAAAGCGGCAACATCACCACCGCCTGGCGCCCCTGGTTGAACCTGCGCGCCGGTGCCGATCGCGAGTGGGACCCGCCCACCATCGGCGAGCAGGTGGTGCTGCTGAGCCCATCTGGCAACCTCGCCCAGGGCGTGGCGCTTACCGGCCTGTTCTCTGACCTGATCCCAGCCAACGGCGACCGCGAAGGCCTGCACCGCCGCACCTACCGCGACGGCGCCGTCATCGAGTACGACAGCATCGCTAAGCGTCTGCTGGCCGTCCTGCCGGCCGGCGGCCAGGCCCAGCTCACCGCACCGGGCGGCGTCACCATCCTCGGCAACGTCGACATCACCGGCACCGTGACCGTCAGCGAAGACGTGCTTGCAGCAGGCATCAGCCTGGTCAACCACGTACACAGCGGCGTTCAGAGCGGCCCGAGCACCACGGGAGCGCCGCAATGATCGGCCTCGCCGCCACCACCGGCCGCACCATCACCGGCGCTGCGCACCTCGCGCAGTCCATCGCCGACGTGCTCACCACGCCCATCGGCAGTCGAGTGATGCGCCGCGAATACGGCAGCCTGCTGCCGGACCTGATCGACGCCCCCTTCAATGACGCCACTCGCCTGCAGGCCTACGCCGCCGTAGCCATGGCCCTGATGCGCTGGGAGCCGCGCATTCGCCTGAGCCGCGTGCAGCTCAGCCTCGGCGAGCAGCCCGGCCAGGCCTACCTGGACGTGGAAGGCAGCCGCACCGACAGCAACGAGCCGCTCAGCCTGCGCGTGCCGCTCACCCTGGGAGCCGCCGCATGAGCACCTTTACCCCCATCGATCTGGCCCAGCTGCCGACGCCCGACGTGGTCGAGCCGATCGACTACGAAGCCATCCTCGCCGAGCGCAAGGCTTTCGCCATCAGCCTCTGGCCGGCGGACAAGCAGGCCGAGGTCGCTGCCACCTTGGCGCTGGAATCCGAGCCGCTCACCAAGCTGCTGCAGGAAAACCGCCTACCGCGAGACCCTCTGGCGGCAGCGCGTCAACGAGGCAGCCCTCGCCGTCATGTTGCCGTTCGCCAAGCGCGCGGACCTGGAGCAGATCGGTGCGCGCTTCAACGTGGCCCGTCTGGTCATCACTCCGGCCAACCCCGGGCGCCGTGCCGCCAGTAGCGGCGGTAATGGAAGAGGACGAGCCCCGTACGCGAGCGCATCCAGATGGCCATGGAGGGGCTGAGCGCCGCCGGCCCGCGCAACGCCTACATCTTCCACGCGCGCAGCGCCGATGGCCGTGTGGCCGACGCCTCCTGTATCAGCCCAAGCCCGGCCGAGGTCATCGTCACCGTGCAGAGCGCTCTGGGCGACGGTAGCGCCGATGCCGAGCTGCTCGCCGCGGTGGATGCCTACCTCAGCGATGAGACCGCCGACCGGTCGCCGACCGCCTCACCGTTCAGGTCGCGGAGTGCTGCCCTACAGCGTCAACGCAGTGCTCTACCTCAACACCGTCGGCCCCGACGGCTGAGCCGATCCGCG